TGTAAAGATGTTATAATGTGCTTGCAGAAAAGCAAAGATTGGCTGTAGTCCCGTCCAAATCAATCAACGTTGATCTAACGTATGGCTACCATGACCATCTACATCGACGAAACTACAGTTTCCTCTTTGCTCTCGAGTTAGTAAAACTTACTAAGAAACACATCGTCCAAGAGGTCATATTCGTCGGCAAAGCGTTCCATAGGAACTTTTGCCTCGTTTATGGCATTGTTGATGCGAATTCTAAGGTCGTTATAAAACCTCGGTCCGTGGTGATAAGCGAGTTTTAATGCTTCGTGGCACTGGTCCCGACACTGTTGAAATTGGTCGGGACAGATCCTGGTCCAGTTGGTGAGTTCATAGATAGTATCAGGATCCATGGTCGCAAGAATGCGATCGGGGAAGACGTCGTGGTGTCGAAAACCACATTTCAGAAAACGAAGATCGTCTAAGTTCTTCGTACTTTGTTCACTGCCAGACTTATCTGCAGTGGTATACTCTATCCCAAATTTTGCCAGTGCTTGTCCAATGTTCTTAGGATTGAACCAATCTATGATTTGGTCTGAGATCGTGTACTCATTGTCATCGCCAAAGATGATGTCAGAAATTAATAACGTATACTTATCGAGAGAGAAGTAGTCGTATTGCTTAAAGTCATCACAGAGGACGAGATAGATTACCATAAGGTAAATTTCACCAACTATTGAATTCAATATAGCGGTGAGCGCATTTCCAGAGGGATTTCCTTGGCCTTTTCGGTGGAGGATGTCAAGTACCAACTGTAGCGTGTGAACGAATTCAACGCCTAGCATCCTCAAAAAATACTTACGAGCGGCGGGGTTGAGGAAAATTCTTCGATTCGGAAAATCTAGGAAAGTTCCTTCGGGGGCGTGGGTCATATAGAAGTCATTGATGATGTCCATACTCTCATACATAGAGTCAGGGTCTAGACCACCATCATAGGTTCCATAATCACCATCACCTCCTCTTCGTCCTTTCTTTGCCAGCTTGTTATAGAGTTTAGTCCACTTTGGTGAATAAACATCTATTCCAATAGCAGAATAAAATTCTGCATGAGCTGCAATATAAGCGGCGACGAAGTCCATTGTCATCATCCGGGTCAAGAGAGTCAAGTCCACGGGTGCCATGGTAAACAAGCGAGTTTTGATTGCTCGTACTTTAGCCATTGGGCGTCTTTCGTCTTTGGTACAGTGAACCCAGACAGAATCAGGAAGATTCTTTCTGAGCATAGTATCAATGCGATGCTGCAAACGCTCAACTACTATCGGTTTAGCACGGTAGTTCGTTCGGTCACCATCCTTGTGCAATTGGTCAAAAAGAAACTTTTTACCTTTTGCGCCAGATGGCTTTTCTTTCGTGTATGGGTATCCAGGCGACGATTCCATGTTCAATGGTTCATAATGTTCTATGTCTAGTCCATTAATTGCCATGTCCAGTGAAACCGTTGAAATGTCAGGTCGTTGGGGGCGTAAGGTATCCTGGTGGATAGATTTGATTTTATTAGCGGCCATTCTTAAAAATTTCGGTGGGAACGGAAGAGTAGGTTTCGTGTATTTAGAAAGTCCATTAGACATGGGATTTTTCCTTTCTATATTACGAGGATCACGGGTTGAGAGAATTGCGGGTTCGGTAACGTGAGGTCGTACAAGGTCGTGTATTGGAGACGGGATGATATCAGTCTTCATTGGAGAGAAAACTGCATCCTGAGATCTAACATGACCAAGTTGGTGGTATCCGTGGGGGATGAAATTCGAAGGGAATTCGTCCACTAACTGATATGATTGGGTGTTCATCAAGACATCAAATGAATTTTCTGTCAGGTGTTCTTCAATCATTTCTTGGGTTAGTAGGGTACAAACTCCACCTGTCTTGTCAAAATGTCCGGATACATGAATGCCGAGGAGTTTACGGACATACTGTGAGCCATAGGCTATCAGTAGAGATCCACAATCTCCAGGTTTTGTTGGGGCATCATGTACCCATCCAGACTTGACAGTAAGTATTTCACCGCCCACATCATGCATGAGGCGTTCTTTCTTC